CATACCCAGCTGCGTGGCCATCTCGGAGAGCTTAGCCGCCTCTTCGGTGTTCTCGGCGAGGCCCATGGCTACGAATTTGTTGGCGGCGGCCATGAGATCATCGTCAGCGACCATGCCGCGTGTCGCTTCGCGTAACTGATCCATGGCCTGCGGGACGTCACCGCCGATAGATTCGACCAGATTGGCGAATGTGCGCTGCGTGCCTTCGACGGCCATAGCGTCCTGGACGAAACCGCTAACGGCGCGTCCTGCGGCCTGCAGCCCCTTCACGGCGATAGTGCCAAACGCAAAGCCCAATGCGGTCCGCGCTACACTGCCGATTTTATTCAGAACGCCAGTCGCGCGATCCTGCGCATTGACGATGATTTTAAGAGTTTCTGCCACGCGATTTCCTAGCCTTCCCGAGTTGCGATTTCCAATATTGCCATATCAACAGCCATTTCACACGACTACCGCCCGCAATTTCCCATGGCGGGACACCCCATTCCTGAGCGGCCCACAGCACGGCGAGACATCCGGGCAACGCACCACGCCCATGTTGCGCTATGGCGATGATGCGTCGCCGGAGTCTGGGGGGAGCGCATCGGCCTCCATGAGTCGCGCCATTTCCACCGCTGCGGCAGTCAGCTCGCGCACCGTGATATGTTTGATCCGCTCCAACGCCTCGTCGCGCGAGAGCGGCTGATCATCCTCATCGACCATGAACGTTAACACCATGTCACGCGCCGCCCGCAACGGCAGTTCGCCGTCCTGCAGAGCCAGCACGGTATCGACCTCTAGATCCCCCGCCTGATCTAGATTGACGTTGAAACGCAGTTCGCGCATCCCTCCTCCTCGCTCCGCCTACAGGCCGCTGATTTCGTTAACGATGGTCACCTCCGCGAACAGTGCCGCCGTAGAATTCCAGCGGGCGCGGAACGTGCCTGTTACCACGTCGTTGCCGTCCTGCTCGTCGATCTTGCTAAACGATTCCCACTTGCCCGCCAGGTCGACAATGACGGTTTTCGCCGTATAGGTGCTGCCGGCGGTATTCAACGTCGGCCCGCGCCATAGCGGTGATTTGGGCCTCCGCAGACGCATTATGCTCGAATGTCAGGTCGGCGGTGATTTCCGGTCGGTCACGGCGCAGATGGTCGAAATAGAGTTGATCGCCATCAGTATAGATCGGCGTCAATCCGCTGTTAATGTCCAGGTCCATGCCCACGAGGGAGGCGCTGACCACGGTTGTGCCTGGCGCTGTAGCCACGGCGTCGATATACAGTTTGCCCTCGCCGAACAGAATCTCGCTGACCGGCACGAGCGAAATCGACGTGGTGAATTCGCAATCGCTGGCCTGTCGCCCGCGCCAATTCGCGCTCATTTTGACGGCCTCGCCTGCCACCCCGCTGAGACGCATACTCTCGACATAGGCGTATTCCATCTCATCGGCGCGCTGATTGTCGCCCATCTCGATGGTGGCGGTGTTGATGGTATTCGTAGTCGATGTCGACATGGCGAACGAGTACACCTGCCCCGAGCCGTCCGTACTCGTAGGATCTGCGTCTGCACTGAAACAGCACGTCAGCAGAATCGGCAGCTGCTCGTAAGTCGCCTCAACCTCGTCCATGTCGAGGGCCGCAGCCAGACGGGGGACATAGGATCTGTCCACGCCGCCCACGAAGCCGATATCCTCTTCTGGGAACACCGTCTCGCGCTGGTCCTCTAGCGTGCCCATGCCGCGCCAAATCGTATCGGCAACTACTGCCGCCCCTGGCGTATTAGTCGCCTCCAAACCCAGTTGGATTTTGCGCAATGCCCGAATGCCTGCCATTGTTACTCTCCTATGCCGCGGTCTTCTCCGCTACCCGTATACGAAACACGAAACCCCAATATGCTGTGTTGCCCCAGCCCAACTCCATGCCGCCACCCGAGACGCCGCTATCGGCAATGTCCGTGATATGATCCACAACGTCGCCCAGCGTCGGATCGTCGATGTACGCCTGCCCAAACGCCTCCATCAGTGTCATGCACTCCTGATAGCCCTCGTCCGGCCCCGCGATCCCCTGCGCGACCGGGGCCACGAACACGCGCACGATGTAGGTGCGATCCTGACGATGGAGCCCTATGGCGTGCAGAGTCCAGGTCGCCTCGCCCGGCCATACCAGCGCCACGGGCAAGGTCGCCTGGTCTAGATTCGCTGGCATTGCCGTAGGTGCCGAACCGACGCCGCTAATGCCAGCGTGGAGCGTTTGCAACGCCGCTACTGTCTCTGCGATCGTGCTCATGCCGCTATCCTCATTTTGTATCGCGTCTCAGATGCCAAGAGAAATCGGCTTGCGGGTTGGATCAGCGCCACTCGCATCTTTCACATTCTCCTTTGTCCACTGTGCATAGTCCTTCCCGTCGATCAATTTGTGTCCGATGTGCGGACTCGTCGTCGTAGTATCGCACCAGAGTGTGATACCTCGTTTGCGGCATTCCGCACTGAACCACATGTCCGTGCCCGGCCAGTCGCCATAGTTGCAGTCGTAGTCATAGCCGAACCAGGGTGGGCTCATCGTGTCAAATACTTCGCGCGCGATCATAATGCTGCCTGTGCCAAGGGCCTCAACCTCCATCGCTCCGCGTGGCCACTCTGCTATACGGCGGAAATGGCCATCTCCCGGGTCGATGAACGCACACGGATCATACGGCTCCCCTCGACGGAAATTGAGCCCGCCCACCACCTGCACTTGCTGCGGATATGCCTGAAACCAGCGCGCGAGTCGCTGGATTATCGTCGGCGGATGGACATGATCGCTGTCGAGCATGACCAAATGCGTATATTTGTCGTCTTTCAACATAAAATCCACGAATTTGCAGCGCGCTATATCGTTTCTGGTATATTGCAATTCTGCGAGCGTCCAGCCCTGCGTTAGAATTTTGGCGAACCCGAAAAATGCATATTGATTCAGCGTGCGCTCCATGGGAATACCCCAGAGGACGCGTATATTCTTGTCGGCTGGCGTGAGAAGCGGGACGCCACGCGGCTCTGGTAGCAGGCGCCGTTCTACAGAGCCGTGCGCCCAATCCTCCCGTATGTAACCGTCTTCTCGTCTCTCCTCCCCCACTCTCTCCTCCTCCTAACGTAGCTTCTTATATGGCTCCAATATCTCGCGCACATCGCGCGGGAATCCCTGTGGCACGGTCATCACGCCCTGGCCTGGCATCATGGTGACGTCGAACACCGATGCATCTTTCTGCGCGTACAGATACGCCGCCAACCGAATCGTTGCGTGTTGGATATCCTCTGGCACGCTCGTGCTGTACCCCCAGCGCCCATTTACCTCGATAGCATCCTCTGGCGCGTCCTCATACGTCCAGAGCGAATCTGCGAGGCCCGTCAGTCGAATAGCCCAGTACGGCGTTTCGTGACGCGGCACGGGCACATAGTGCGTCGAGGCTATCGTCTCGTCGTCGCCGTTGACGATCGTGACGATAGCGGCTAGATCGCTGTCCAGATAGAGTGTCTTGCGATCATCCGAGATGTCCCGCACGGCGTCGAAATAATGCGTGGCCGCTGTGGTGGGCGCGACAAATATGCGGTCACAGTAGGTCTCAATCTGCGCCGTAGCGCGGTCGATGAGGTCGCCAATGAGCACGTCGTCCTTCGAGGACGTAATTCCCCGATACTGTTTGAACTGTGCTGCTGTCACATATCCCATGCTAGAACTCACTCTCCCGTACGACCCAATATGCCTCAGCCGCTGCTACCGCTGCCCCCGTCCCTTCCCAACGCACGTACCAGGTACCCGCCTCATCCAGCGTTACGTCGGTGTAATACGTCCCCCGCGTGCTGCGCGTGATGGCGTCCTCGCCATACACGAGTGTGGTCGTGGTATCCGACGGATCTTTGTACTTGCAGGTGATGACTGTCGGATCCACCGTCACACTGGTGCTGTTGGTGAACGTCGCCGTAATCCGTATCTGATCGCCAGAATCGTACGTGTTTGCCATTTACTCGTCCTCTATCGCTAAGTGGTATCGCGCCGCCTTAGACATGCTCAGGTTATACCGTGGCGCGTCCTCTATCCCCGCCATGTAGCGAATGGCAATCATAATCGCCAGCCGAGCGAGAACACTTGACGTCACACCCGCGCCAGCAATCTCCACCAGTTGAGCAATGATGCTGCCCGTGCCCGTGATCACCAGTGGCATGTAGGTCCCTGTGCCCGCTATCGCCACGGGCTGCACTGCTACTGCGCCTATGCCAGTGATAGCCGTTGTGCCTACCGTGCCAGTACCCGCTATGGCTGCTGGCTGTGTAGCAACTGAGCCAGTGCCCGTGATCGCCAATGGTGTGTAGGTGCCCGCGCCTGCAATGGCCGCTGGCTGCACTGCGACTGCACCCGTGCCCGTAATTGCCAACGGTGTATAGGTGCCAGTACCGGCAATCTCAGCGGGCTGTACTGCTACAGTACCCATTCCGGCGATAGCGAGCGGAGTGTAAGTGCCTGTACCAGCGATTGCGGCAGGTTGCGCGGTAATTGTGGCAATGCCTGTGATCGCTAATGGCGTATATGTGCCGGTGCCAGCCAGCGCTACTGGCTGAACCGCTACAGAGCCGGCGCCTGTGATTGCGAGCGGAGCGTAGGTACCCGTACCGGCAATCGTGATTGGCTGTGCAGCGAATGTGCCAGTGCCAGTGATACCCTCGTCCGCATACCGCCCGTCCCAGGAGATGCCCCAGGGATCAGTGCTTGGGCTACCATAACTACTTGTTATGCTAGATGAGAAACCCGAGTGTTGATAGTGCTTGTCGGCGTTTCTGTCAGCACTGATTACATTTGTCCCGTCCCAGCTGATGCCAGTTGGGGCACCATCTGGGCTATCATAACTAGCCGTTATAGTAGATGAGAAGCCGTTATGTTTGTAGTGTCTGTCGTCGATAGCGTCGGCGCTGATTGCATTTGTCCCGTCCCAGCTGATGCCAGTTGGGTACGCGCCTGGGCTCTCATAACTAGCCGTTATGGTAGATGAGAAACCCGAGTGTTGGTAGTGCTTATGGTCCCCGTAGTCAGCACTGATTACATTTGTTCCGTCCCAGGTGATGCCAAATGGGGTCACACCTGGGCTGCCATAACTACTTGTTATGCTAGATGAGAAACCCGCGTGTTTGTAGTGCTTGTCGGCGTCGGTGTCAGCACTGATTGCATTTGTTCCGTCCCAGGTGATGCCAGTAGGCCAGCTATATGGGCTATCATAACTAGTCGTTATGGTAGATGAGAAACCGGAGTGTTTGTAGTGTCTGTGGCTATCATGGTCAGCACTGAGTACATTCCCAGCCATGCTACGTTACCCACCGTCCTATCCAGTGGCGCTGGAGCGAGTCGAAGTCGGCCCACACCACCTCGTACCCCGCGTCTAGGAACTTGCGGCAGAAGTAAAAGTCCTCGCTGCTTTTGAGCGCACCCCTTTCGTCATATTCAGTCATGAACCAGGGAGGCTTCACCTTCTCAATCACATCGCGGCGTATGAGCATTCCAGCACAACCCACCGCTTGACACGGTTGCACACCGGCCCACGGCCTATGCTGCACGTACTCACGCCTGTTCTCAGTCGCATCTAACACCACGGGGCCTATCTCATCCCCTATCTGCGTCATATGCGGTGCAGCGACTAGGGGAACGTCCATCGCCGTCATGCGCAGCAGGCAGCCCTCGGGAGGCACCGCGTCGCTGTCCAAGATGAACAGGTGCGTACACGGTGTCTCCAGAAATCGCCACACCTGCAGGTTGCGCGCATGAACCAATGTGCGCTTCTCACGGAAGAAATCGAGCGCGCAGCGCGGTTTCCCCCGTAATACTTGCCTATGCGCCCACATAAGCGGCTCTGGCATAGTCGTATGGACGCAAGTGCCCGAAATCAGCACATGCGGTTCGCTCACGGCTTGATCTTCCCCTCATCAAACGCGGCGGACTTGGTCTCGCGTTGGGCAATGATATCCGCCATTGGTTCCAACGTCGGTTTGGTCACCTTGAGCGCGGCGAGATCGTCAGCCTCTTCCTGTGACAAGCCCAGTCCTGCATTCACTTTGGCTATGTACAGATCGGCCTTGGCTTTCGCCACTTCGTCGAGCCGCTCCTCCGGCATACCCTGCTTTACACGCCAGTCGGCCTGTAGCGTATCCGCCTCATCTTCTGTGATGATCTCCATATCGGGATGTTCAGCATAGGTTTCGGCCAGTGCGTCGGGTAGGACGATGATGCAATATTCGTGATCGCCCCCCTTGCCGATGTCGCCAGAGTAGGCGCACATGCCGCTACTCATGCGCGGGCCAATGCCCACGCGGTCAACCTCGTATGGGTCATACGGCCCGCCATGCGCAGCGTCGGGATAGACCATCATGTCCTCACCAGGCCCGCCACGTCGCAGTTTGACTTTGACTATTCTCACAGGGCCTCCTCGTTATGCCGTCGTTGGCTGCGTGTAAGTCAATGCCGTTACGCTCACCTCAGCGCCTGTCTGAATGCTCACGCTGTTGAGCACGATATTCGCATCCGCAGTACCCACGCTGCCATCAAACATGGCGGTATTGCCCGCCGGCTGCAGCGCGCGGAACCAAGTTGCTGTGCCTTTGGCGTCGGCAGCGTCGTCTTTCGTGATTGCATTCGCAGTCGCCACGCCTGCTGTGCTGTCGCCAAATGCGGGCGAGCCGAATGTAAGCTCGGCAAGCTTGACTTGCGTCGTTACGGCGCTATTGCAGCTGTTCGGCTGCGTTCCGTCGTAGATGCGCAATAGGCCATTGTCGAGCGTGTCTACTACCGCATCCGCTGCGAGATTAGCAGCCACATACGATATTTTCGGATTCAGTGCCATCTGTACTCTCCTAGATCAATCTACTCACGACGCTCACTTCACACGCCGTAGTCTGTGCAACCGCCGTGCCTTTCGCCGTCGTCCCGAGAAGCCGAATGTAGCCCACGCCCCAGAACTTGGCCGGATCCACGGCGACGGCCTGACTCGCCTGCACTGCGACAGTATATGCTGTACCGCTATCCCAGAGGGGCAGAAACGTCGTGCCGTCCTCTGACACGTCGACGTGTACGACCACAGCAGTGCTCGACCAATCAGCAGGCATGAGCAGCCGTATCGGCGCCTTGCCGTCGAGATGCGCGACTGTGCTCTGTGTGCCGGTGGCAATGATGCTGACCGTTTTCACGGTCGCATATTGATCGTCCGCCGCCTCATGTTGCGTTTTGAAATCTAGCGTCATAAGATCTCTCCTGGGACTGTGGGCGGGTCCCGAGCACCCGCCCTGTCCCCACTATCGACTATCAACTCGCCGCTGTGGTGGTCACGGTGTTGGACTGTGGCCCATACCGCGAATCCGCCCCGATCAGCACGAGAGACACCTGCGTGGCGCGTGTGCCATATACGGCCCGCACGCGCGCATAGCGCCCTCGTGTGGTCAGCTCGCCGCTCGTAACATTTTTGCCCAGCTGATCGCTCGTTACCTCGAAAATCTTGGTACGTGCGAATCCCGCCGTCTGACACATGATCGTATTGGTCACGATCGCCGTGCCCGTGGCCGTGCCCTTCGCTGTA